GTATCGATCCCATGTCCACACCTCGGCGGGATTCGCCAGAAACCTCTGTGTGAATATCCCGTCAACGGTCTTCAAGACTTCGATGAGTCTTAAAGATCGTGAGCCGCGGTCGCGGGGTTTGTATACCCCGTCCTGCGACAGAACCCGTTTCTCCTCTGCAGTCCAGAGGGGATCGGGTCCACCCTTCAGGAACCGGTTCAACCGGTTCCTCAAGGTTCGAGCCCAGTGTCCAATTTTGGACTCTGGGTCGGAACACTCTTTGGAAAGCCTAGCTCCCCAATGAGTGTGTCGATACACGATGTGATGTTTCACATCGGTATTCGTGACCTTTGAAAACCTTTGCTTGTTTTTCAAAGATCCATCCCACTTCGGGCCCAAAAGCCTTGGTGGGAGCGGGTCTTGGAGACGAATTCCGTCTCCAGACCAGACGACGACATCGGGTCCGTCTTCGGACCTGATAGCCGCGAGTGCGCGTGCCGCGTGGATTTTCCACGGACACTCGTACTTTATGCGGTGGGAAAGTTTCTTTCTTCGCCGCACAATCGTGGGATTGTTCTCAAGGAGAACAGTTTCCGCGTCCGAGGTTTCCGACCCTGAGTGGTCGTACTCCTCGTCGATGATCTCTGGGTTTTCGGACACAGAGGTCATCAAGTCGTTGGATTCACGTAGAAATGAAGACAACGATTCAGAATAGGAAGGGATTGTACCCTCCATATTCTGCACTTGGACGAAGACGGGGTTCCCGTCTTCGTCCCAGTCAGTCCTCTCAATGGGAAAGCCCCTTTTGAGAAGATTGGACTGGTTCGCAGAGACACTCTGCGAACCAGCCTTCGCCAAAATAAGTGCCGACGGCACTTGCTTTGTCGATAGATAGTGCTTACCGACCATGAAAGGCCGGAGCACATCTGGGACAACCGGTTTCGTAGTAGAAACGGGGTTGTACCAAAGCGGGACTGCGGTCATCAAAGACCACACCCGCTCGTCCATTACTTTCGCTTTAAGCGTTGGAAATGTGATACTTAATTTGCCAG